CATTTGATGCCGTTCCCGTCAAGTCACCCGTAAAGCCACCCACAAAACTTGACGCAGTGATAATACCAGATGTATTGACTGATACAGTAGTTCCAATTCCAACAGACTTAGGAGTTCCAACTGCATCAGTAAATTCAATCTCACCCTTAGCATCTTGTTTGATTGTGATTGTGTTTGCAATACCGATAACAATTTCTTCAAGACCACGAAGTTGTTTTGCAGTTGGGTCAAGAACAATCGAACCTGTACCAATCGTTAGGATACCAGTAACTCTGGCATCTCCAGTTACAACTAAATCTTCACCATAAACTCCTGTATCTACACCTACATGAACTTTGATTGAAGTTGAAACACCTGTTGCAAATACATCACCATCTTTACTCAGAGTAACTCCACTACCAACTAGAACTCCAGCTCTTGCGGTAATTATTCCAATCGAATCTACGTTAGTAACATCCTCATATGTTAAAACACCACCAATGGTGACATTACCACTAAATGTTCCAGATGATGCAATGATAGATCCAACTGTGATATTTGGTGTTCCTGTTAATCCTTGTGCATTAGTGGCAAGAGTAGATGTTGATGCATTACCAGTTGTGTCTTGATTAAGAGTTGGTATTCTTGCAGCGTTAATAGTTCCTGATGAAATATTAGATGCGTTTAAATTAGTTAAACTTGCACCAGATCCGTCAGACAGTAATAATGTTCCAGCTGAGTTTGGTAATACAACTGTAGGATTACCAGAAAACTGTGCGTGTGGTGGTGCTTGTAATCTAAGATAATGTGCATTACTTACTTCACAATAAAAATCTAATCTTGCTGGTGTGCTATCAGTGCTTTTTAATTGAAGACGGTTAGTAAATTGAGAATTACCTGATGATGTGATATCTCCTGTGACATCACCAGTTACGTTACCTGTAACATTACCTGTAAGTGGCCCTGAGAAAGCTGTCGCAGTAAGTGTTCCTCGAACAGTCCCTCCTGAAGGTGTATCAACTACATTCGAGTTTACCTGAATTGCATTTCCCATGTAACCATGAGAAGAACATTGATAATGTAAAACTGTTGGTGTTGTATCTGTAACCTCTAAATCTACATAACCAGATCCTACAGTAACTCCTGTTGTATATGCAGTTGCCTTTGCAGCATCATAGTAAAATCTAAATGGATGACCACTATTAGAACTGTCTGATACATCAAAACGATACGTTCTGCCAGGTGTAAGTGTTAGAAAAGGTGACTGAACATTATCTAAAACATATCCTTGACCACTGCCTGTTCCATAGTATCTGTGTTCTCCATCAACCTTACTTGCAACCTTAACTGTGATTGTTTTAGTTGATGCGTGTGGAGCAATCAGATGACTATATCCTGAGAACTGTGCAGCAGTTACAATTCCTGTGTATGCAATATTTTCTGAACTACCGCCACTTGCATCAGCACCTATAAATTTACCACTTGAAGAATCATATTTTAGAAACTTACCATCTACCTTTGCTGTGTCCTCATCAACATCATCAAGTTTTAGAAGATTAACTTCACCAGATCCAGGCCCATGTGCAAGAACTTTGTATAGTATATCTCTTACTTGTTTTATTTCTGACTTAAGACTATCTACACTAGTCTCATCTTCGTTTTCAACTTCCTCTTTAATATTTGTCTCTTCAATAAACTTTATTGCTTGTGCGACAGTATCACTTATTTCTGGTGTCTTAATTGGTTCTGGTTTGATTATGTCTATAATTTCAACTGTTTCGTTATCATCAGCGTCCTCTAAAGTTGTAATATCAAAATCTTCAGGCACCCCTACAGTTACTTCTGGTTCTGTAATATCCTTAACTTCTTTTGGATTTTCGATTACATCTATTATTGAATCTAGTTGTTCGATTAATTTTTCTTCTTTCTTCTTCTGTTTCTTTATGTTTACTTTTGCTTCCTTAATTCCAGTAACGACAGACGAAGTTAAGACATCAAGATTGATGTCCGCTTCCTTGAGAAGATTATCAAATTCCTCTTTCTTTTCTTTCTTGGCCTTTCCAAGAAGACTAAAAAATTCTGATAGTTCTGGAGATTTCATTTATCATCTTTATTTTGATTCTTGATTAATTTTGATAACTCCGCTGTTGAACCTACAAACAATGCGTTTGTGACATTAGTAGGCCCTTTGTTTGGATCTTGTTCTAGATCCTTCATTTTTTGTTGTAGGTCAATAAGTTTGTCTGTTGTATCTGCAACTGCTTTGATTGTAGTTGCAGCAACTTCATATGCTCTCGCAGAATCCGACTCCTGAGCCAATTCTAATATACCATTCACTGCTTCTTGTCCTTTCTCAACGAGAGAATATAAATTTGCACGACTATATTCATAGTCTTTTTCAGAATCGTTTTGGTCACTCTTTTTCAGTTGATTCTTTCGAGGTTCAATCTTATCGTTTTCAACGACCTCTGTATCAACGTTAAGTGCTTCCTCGATAGAATCAAAATTTTTCATAACTCTCCTAGATGTCTATACCTTGTGAAGGACTGAATGTTTTACCATCACTAAAGAATGATGACATTTCATCAAATCCAAAGTCATCACCAAATTCAATCGATGCATTGTCAGTCGCACTGAGAACACCAATACTTGCATTATGTTCATGTTTTGCAGCAACCGTATTATCGTGAGCACGGAATACAGTTATATTCTGACCACTGATACTTCTAATTTTCATAATTTCAGTATCAATAATAATTCTCTGATTTGCAGCCAAATCAGTGGTTGCACTCACCTTAAAGGTTGTGACCTTCTCAGATATTGCACCATCAATAACTGTCGTTGTATCATCATCATAATTTTGTTTAGCAAGAGGTGTTGCACTATATCTGATATTACGTTTTGCAGTTTTAATATTAGTACTAGTATAGTAATCAACGTCAACTTTCTTAATAAGACCTGATGGATTATCTGCAACGGGGCCGAATAGGTAAGTTTTTGCAGTAAATCCTAAAGTATAAACAATTGTTCTACGAGTCTCAAAACTTCCCTCATATTGGTCACTTTGATTTATACTTTCTAAGATAATCGGTATATCTTTTTTCTCACCGATTGAGTCAATCAGATTAATTGTGATATTAAATGATGGTTGAAAATAAGGCACAATTTGTTCTAGTATTTGTAATGCATCATCACTTAACTTAGCCATAATACTAAGTTCAAATGAAACATTATATGGAACAGGCATATAAACTTTCTTCGCAGTTGTTCCACCTTTCGCAAGAAAAGTCTGTGCGATTCCAGTCTTACGAGTTGGATCATACTGTATCCCTTGCATCTCAAAAGATAGTCTTGGAAGAGTTATTGCAATCTCTCTGTCTAATTCTGGTTGTTGTTGAATTCTAGCCAAAAATTTCTGCATTGGGCCATAAGCCAATGGAACCTTCATGGTGCTAAAAGTCGTCCCACTCGCATCCTTGTGTCGAATGTTAATATTATTAAAGAGAGTACCGAAACCGATAACTGTCTTTCTTAATATCTCATGATAGAAATAAGTACCTAACATATCAAAGCTTTCTAACTATTTAGAATGTTCCGAACGGATTGCCCTCAGAGAAGTCCAAAATTGAATCCGCTTCGGATTCAAAGTTTGCATTATCGTTATATTGATTCGCACCATACTCCTCATTTGGATAATCATTTGGTTGGTCATAACTTACAGAGAGGATTACATATTCTGCACCCGATTCAAGACCTTTAATCTTCTCACCAACTTGGAATTGCATCTTAGTTAACATGCTAACATCGAGAGTTCTAGAGTCTGTATCCCATACTTTGACTCTTGCAGTCTCCGAGGAATCAGATGAAACTTGAACAGTTTCATTAAAGATATAGTTACCATCTCCTATTGACGTTGCAGCACCAATTGTAATTGTTGGTGCAGATACATATCCACTACCAGCGTTACTAATTCTGATTGCACTAATTGTTCCACCAACCATGACGGCTTCAGCAGCTGCATCGGTTCCTCCTGATGGTGCGGTAGTAATCGCAACATTTGGTGTAGTAGTATAACCAGAACCACCAGAGGTAATTGTAACAATACCTACCGAACCTAGAGTAGTGATGCCAGCAGTCGCTATACCAGTGCCTGGCACGGTTACAGTGGGTATCCCTATGTATCCACCGCCAGGATTGATTAAAAGAATTTTATCGATAGATTTAGCAGTTGCGATACCAGATCGAGATGTCATGATTGCAACCGCAGTCGCATCTACGCCAGGTGATGTACTGATTGAAACAGTTGGTGCAGTGAGGTATCCGTAACCATCATTCTGCAAGAATATCTGTTGAACAGCACCAAAATTAAGAGTTGTATTTGCAGTCGCAGTAGAACCGATACCTGACAAGATAAGTCTAGCAGCATATCCATCTGTCTGAACAACCTTATCAATCTTCTCAACGTTTGTATCAATAACCTCATCCTCATATTCAAAGACTTCACATGTAAGTTGATATGTATAGTTTTTTCTTAATTGATAGTTTGGTTTTTCAAATTCAACGTATTTGATTTCAAATAATTTACTACCTAAAGGAGAAAATAGTAAGTCACCTTCTCTTGGACGATTTGATATTTCATAATCATCTTCTTGTTTTTCTAAAAATGGTGAAACTGATTCTTCAAACCTCTCTCTTGAAATGACAAATGTGGCCTCAGTTGTGACTCTGACACCAAACTTTGAAAGTATATCTCCTTGTCCAGCGTATCCATCAACATTCATCAAATATGCTTCAAGAGGAAA